AGGCTTTGAAGAGTTTAATATACCTCAAAGCTGCCTTCTTATACCGCATTATATCTAGTAGTATAGACATAATTATGCTATTTTAAGTAATGATAATGAAATCTTGATTTTACCACCTGATGTTGGCGTGAATGCTGATAGAGTTTGTACCAAACAATACATTGAAGTTCCTGTTGTAATGTATTCATTGAACAGTGCTTCTGATTGCCCAAATACTGTATCGCTACCTGCAAGTAAGGCATCAAATTCTACATCGACACGGAAGCATCTTTTGCTTGAATTGACGTAGCTGTTTATATATGGTACGTTATCTCCTACAATGTTTGATGGAGTGTCATTGAAGAACCACAGCCTCAGTTTGCCTGTTGCTAGGGTTGTGATGTTTGATTCCAGTTTTATGAGTCCTAGAAATCCACCGCCACCAGTTGTTATCGATGCGTTGGCAAATTCAATCGGAGCAAGCGTTAAGTTTGCAGTGGTCTGAACGACCGCACCAGTTAAGTCTGCAATGGTATTTACAACCACCGGTGCTTCGAAAGGCACTCCTGCAGTTGCAGCTTCGAATATGATGCCTGCTCCAGAACTTGTAACTACGACCAGTGGAAGAAAGTCAGCAGCGTAAGTTGTAACGAAGGCGGCGGCAGTAGTTGTTAAATCTACCGTAAATGCAATGGTTCTGTTTGCGATGTTTGGTATCGAGATGTTTACTGAGCCGGAAGTTCCAGACAGTGTGACTGTATGTTTTTGCTTGACTGCCGCTGTAGCTACATTTATTGCATCTCCAGCTAGGTATGCGAGAATGTCTGCCGGACGGGTGATTTCCTGAATGATTTTTGTTGGTGTTCCATTTGGTGCTATCGGCTGTCCTGATGGTAAGGATAAAGATAATGGGCTGCTTACCAAGAACTCTTCAAGAAGCAATAGTACTTGCTCTTTGGTGTAAACTGCTCCTGCCGAGTCCGTGATCAAGACGTACTTTGCGTACAGGATACTTTCGAGCGTGTCGATTAACTTTAATTGGAGGTAAGTTCCGTCAGCAGATTCAACTGCGATACATGTTCCTGAGTCGAGTAGATATTTAGCTTCGCCTGTTACTACCCATTTCGTGCCTTGTTTGTAGATTGATGCCATGACTATTGATTTTAGTGATGGTGTAAAGGTAGGAAAAAAAAGCTATAAAAACTCCAAGCCAACGAAGCCCTTTGATTGCTTCCTTTTATCTAATTCTGGAACAACTCCATACGCCACGCCCTCTAAAAAGTCAGGAGAAACACCGCCAAGTATCTTTTTCATATCCTTTTTCCCAAGCATCCTTGTTTTACCTGAACTTTCAGCAATCATCAATGCGCGACGTTCGTTCTGAAGGATTTCCTTGAAGGTTAGTTTTTCTTTCTTAACTCCCTTGCCATATTCGAACATTCTTCCGGCAGCAATCGGGGAGCATGTGATCAATCCTTCCTGAAGCATAGTTCCGAATTTAAAAAGAATTTGCGATTTGAGGTTGTCGTATGCATTTTCTAATCCAATGGGAGGACTTTGAGGGCGGACTCCATATGCCTTTCGTAAGTCATTGAGTACCTGACCATTGCCATTATAGTCATATATCAGCTTATCTTCTCTTACACCAAATTCACGCATCAAATCTGTAGCGATACCAAGTGCCTGTGATGATGTTATTTGTTTTTTTTGAATCACATCCTCAATATGCATTCCATCCCAACAAACTATGATAAATGTATCAATTCCCAATAAAGCAACGTCAATTGACATTCTTTTTACCCCAGATCGAAGTGCTGGCCTGTGTTCATCGAACATCCAATCCATCTGGGCGCGAGTCACCATCTCGTCACCATCTGATTTAACATTCCAATTTCCATCGAGATTTCTAGCTATGGCAGAGCTTCCACCACTGGAGATGTTTGCTAAGTATGTTGGTTGGGATTTTAACAGGATTTTATTTTCAGCAAGGTCGCCTTTTATAAATTTTATAGACTTGACCAAATCCTCTTTTGTAAGTCCGGCCTCTGCAAACTCAACCCGCCAAGCTTTGTCTAGATAATGCTTTGCTTTTTCTACAACCTCCCCACGCGACGACCCCCATATAATATCGGATGCGGACGTTCCGTACAAGTAGAAATATCGAGTAACCCTATCCCTTGACATGTCTATATAGCCATCTTCATCTATCCACCAATCTAAGAAAGTGCGAAGCCAACTATCTGGGTTTGGGTTACATGTGGCAATAACGCGATTGCGGATGCCGTTTGAATTTCGATTTGATTCGATAACTCTTTTAAAGGTATCCATTGAAAACATATCTAATTCGTCGAAGTAAAAAGCCGGAATTGAAAGTCCCTTAAAACGCTTTTCGACTTCCCTGACAGCTTCGTTCTGGATGTGATCATATGTAATTGTTGCTCCTGATGGAAATACTGCTTTTAGTTTTGTCATTTTTGCCCCAAGAATAGGGTATAATTTTGCAGCATCAGCATATAATCCACGTTCGAGCTGATCGACCTCTTTTCTAAAAACCATTGCAGCAAAATTCGGATTTCCGCAATCATATAAAGGCTCTAGTAATATAACATAAGATTTTCCTCCACCGCGATTCCCACCGCAAATAGTTATGTCAGAGTCACTTAGCAATACTGACTCTTGCATACCCTCCTGTCCGATTATATCATTATGCTTTAATTGAAGTTGATCTCTAAATACTGGCTCTGTAACTTCCTTGACCTTTTTTGCCATTCAATCATTTTTTGATTTAAGGCAAAGATACTAAATCGCATTCATATTTCCATAAATAACCTCCTGCTGAATATCTATATCCAAGAGCAACCTGACTTATATTAGAAAAACATATACCAGTTTTCCTAGTTGCCCCTTTTAAACATTCATGCCTATCTACAAATGATCCGTCTTTATTGTATTGAAATACTGGTTTGCTTTCTGGATGGTCTTTCCCGAACTTACCCTGCCAAGTTGCTTTTGATCCTCCATTTTTAAACGAATGTATCACATTTTCGCTTCCTGTGCAAAATTCCAAATTATCTAGTCTTGGATTTGACTTCCTTAAATCCATATGGTTGACCTGTGGTTTATTTTCTGGGTTTTGAAGAAAAGTATTCGCTACCAAGACGTGGTTGTATTTTTTAGACGGTTTGTTATTTCTACAAAACGTAGTATGTAAATATCCGGCATTAGAAACTTCTGGCTTTAATATTTTTTCATTTATATTCATAGCCCAACGCTTGCTGATAACTACTCGTTTCATGCTTTTCACAAAGCCAAATGTGGAGATTTGGTATGAATTTTCCCAAGTCTCTATATCCCTCCAAATCTCTACGCCTGCCTGATACAAATCATACTCCTCTTGAGTAAACTTAAAACATTCGATTGGTCTTTTGTCTTTATTCATCTTAATTCGTTTGTTGTAGGTTTATAAAAATGCTTTAATGTACTCGAATAGCAAAAATCCTATTACAGTTCCACATATGCTCAGCACTATTCTAATCGATGTGCTTATTTCATTATTGTCGTTATTTTCTTTCATATTCCCATAAAAAAAAATACCAACGCAATCTCAGAGGCTACCCAGATGCACCTTTGTGCTATGGCAATGAGATTACGTTGGAATTTATTAATGTCTTTGATCTGAGTAGCGGTGTAAAGATACCCTAAATCCCCCACACTACCAATATGCTGTTCAACATTTTTACTATCCTGTGCTGTGCTGCTATCCTGTGCTGAAATTTGGCTATCCTGTGCTGTGCTGATATTGAAAAACATTTTGTACATTTGTCGAAATTAAAACTCAAAATCGAAGTGAAAGAAAAAATCTTAGCACAATTAAAACTTGCCTGTGGTGAAAAAACCTCAGTATCCGACCGCACCCTAGACAAACTAGCAACCACCCTCTCGCTTGGAGTAACTGACGAAACGTTGATTCCCAGCATAATAGAAGCCCACAAGCCGTTCTTGCAAGAACTTGACGGAAATATCAGTTTCATCGCAGCGAAAGCTGTTAAAGAACATATAGCTCCGGCAACGCCACCAACACCTCCTGCGCCACTAACACCTCCTGCGCCACCAACACCTCCAGTACCTCCAACCAACGATAGACCGCAATGGGCGATCGACATGGACGCAAGACTGGAAGCATTGGCGAAAGCAAATGAAGTTAAAGCGCAACAGGAAGCATCGGCAGAACTTGTATCGAAGGCAAAAGCAGGGTTTTTAAGTAAGTTCAAAGTAAGCGAATCAGAAAAATCGTTATTCGAGAAAGCAGTAAAAATTGAGTTGCTCACAAATCCATCGCACGCAGATGAACAGTCCATGATAAATGGATTCAAGTCCCAGTATGAAGATTTGCGGTCAACGATCGGATTACCAAGTGTAGAAGCTCAGGTTGCAGCCAGTGGCAGTAACGGAAAGTCAAGCACTCCAATTCTCGACAAGGTAAAAGCTGATCTGCAAAATTCAGGCAAATTGCCGAAACAACAACAATAAAAAACTATACCATGAGTACAGGAAATGCTTACGGAACCGGAACGTCAACATTTGGCGGAGGTATTGCCGTATGGAGATCGGTCGATCCTAATGGAAAATGGCAGGGTGGGGGTGTGATCCAGAATCTCCCCGCAGCCGGTACTGTAATTTCAGCCGGACATCCTGTTGAGATCGACACCGCAGCGCACACTGCTAAACTGTGCAACGTGTTTAAAGTACACACCGCAGTGACCACCGCAGCCGAAGTGCTGAAGGTTTATGTATTGCCCGGACTTCCTCGGTTGAAAGCAGGAAACTTTATCGGAGTACCCGGCACTGCCGCAGGTAGCACATTGACTGCGATTACCGTTGGAACCGTTACCGAAGGTGATGGATTTGATCAGATTGCAATTGTCGCTAATTCTCTTGGCGCGTTGGCAAAAGACTCCCTTTTGGTGGAAGCAGCAGAAACTGGTTCTGGCAAATTGCCTTATGCAGTGCCAAACGCTTTGACTTACGAAGACGTTTACGTTGAAACAGCAACCACTGTGGCAACTGTTGCAGGTGTTCATACCGGAACTGTGTATGCCGAACGTACTCCATTGATGAGTACCGGAATTAAGGCCGCGTTAACTACAATCAAATTTGATAACTCACATTAATACCTACGACAATGATACAAAGAAACTCATCATATTACGATATTATGTCATTGGGCTTAGGTGGAGCAGTCGATTTTCAGGAATTTGTTGACGTAATGCTCGCTGAAAAATACAATGCCCCTCAGACAGAAGGATTCATGTGGGATGATAACATCCAGATTGACTTCTCTTACGAACAACTTGAAGCAGAACTCGGAATTTATGCAATGGCAACTTTTGTTGACATCAGCTCTCCGGGCGGAACTCATGCGAACTCAACTGCCTCTATTTCTAAAGGCCAGATTCCTCGTTTCAAACATGGATTTACCATGGATGAAAAAACCATTCGCGAACAGATGATTCTGGCACAGCGTTTTGGTTCAGTGACTCCGGCCATGCAGGAACAGCTTGCAAAGATTCTGTTTAACTCTACCGACAAACTGATTGGTGGTAATTACAACACTTTGACATACATGCGCCATCAGGCCGTATCAACAGGTCAATTTGCGATTACAGCTACCAACAACCCCGGAGGTATTGCCAACCTGACTTTCGATTTCGGAGTACCTGCCGCAAACAAGAAAAAAGCAGGTGGATTCGGTTCGACCGGAACTAAATATGCTTGGTCAGATACAACCAATTCAAATCCGATTGGTGATTTGATGGACATGGTGAAATTCGCAAAAGACAACCGAATTCCTGTTGGGAACTTCGAAATGTCAGATGCGCTATACACCAGCTTTCTATTTCACCCAAAAGTAAAAGAAAAAGTTGCGCTGTTCCTGAATGCCAATGCCAATATCTCAAATTTGAGCAATATGCTTATAGGAGAGACTGCGTTGAAAGCTTTCATGTCTGAACTTCGCTTACCAGCTATCACCGTTATTGACTCGCTTGTTCAGGTTGATAAATACAATGCAGCTACCCGCGCAGTTGAGTACACCGACATTCGCCCATTCGACGAAGCAGTTGTTGTTCTTCGCCCAGCCGGACAGCTTGGAACTATTAAGGCCGTTGAGCCAATCGTTCTCCAAGACCCAGCCGCACGTATCGCGTTATTCGATGGAGGCCGCACTGTGCTGACTCAGACTTTCGACAGCAAGAACAGAATCCAGTATATTGAATCAGAACTGACCGCATTGGTTGTTCCGAATACTTCAAGATACATCCTTCAATTAACCACTGACGAAGCAGCATCCTAATTATGGCTACAACTATTGAAAATTACCTGAACGGATTATTCGCAGAAGATTTCTCTACAAGAAACATGACATCTGTACTTTTGAAAAGAAGTATTACTGCTGGAGTGGATGAATCAACCGTTGAATTAAAATCGAAAGAGTTGGCTCAGGCTGACCTTTACATGGTACTATTCAATAAGTTCAGCAAAGGAAGCGAATCCGTCACGAAGGGTAATTGGAAAAGAAGTACCGGAGGCGTAAATATTGGGGTTAATGATCGCAAATCATTCTTTGATGCAGCGAACCTTATCTACAAGAAATACGGTGAAAGTATTTATTACGGAATGAAGGACGGCACAAATCTTTGGTAAAATGTACTATGGCAGCAATACTCACAAACCCAGAATATCCTCACTTTGCTGAAATAAGCAGGACTGCTTTATCAAGCGAACCACCATTCACAGCAACCCCGACTACTATTTGGTCGGGGGCTGTTGATTGTCAGGTGAGCGGACGTGGAGCAACTCATTTGAGGCAAGATGTGTATGTCAGCGACTATACCATTTATTGCGAGTGTATTGATGATGAAATCAAAACAGGCGATCAAATAGAGGTTACTTTCAAGGAAGGTGACACTCCGATCAAATGCAAGATCGAACAGTCAACAACGGAAGATGTATGGGAAGTTGATGGGGTCAAGTATGGTACGACAATTTGGGCAAATAAGGTACACGCATAATGGGAAATGAAAAGGTTATATCTGATGGCATCGGGCTGGCTCGCACAATTATCCGAAAACGATATTTGCAAGCATTGAAAGATACCGCATATGACCTGACTAATTTAACCGACGTAGCAGTATGGACGCATAATTTATGGGACTCAATTGGTTGTGGAATCTATGAAAATGGAACTTTGATTGAATATGCTGTTCCGCCAAGAGTGGCAACAGACCCAAGATCAGGAGCCGATGATTATCCTCCAGAAGCAAGAAAAGACCCATCAAGTGCAATGCCGATATTTAAAGCACCAAATAGCGTTGATAAAGGTAGAGCTTATTGGGGACAGGATGAATTGTTTGACATGCTAAATGATCCGCCTGCCGAAATTAAAAGCTCGTTTGGATTTGCGCTTTATTACGTGGCGGCAATGCCATATGCTCAGTATGTCGATAGAAAATATATGTCACGCAAGAAGAAATGATGAAACCTTTATTTTATCAACACATTAAATTCCCAAGCA